CCTATCTTGTAAGTGTCATACTCTTTCCACCAGTAGATAGGTGCAGTAATGTCAACAGATACAAATATCTGCCGTGCATACTTGCGGTGTTCTGTTCCGCCTTTAGCCAATCGCTTGGCAAGTTCTAGATCATTAGGGCCAATCTTTACAATTTTGCGAATGTGTTCCTTGTCGACCCATTCATAATCCTCTACAGTGTCATTCTTATGCCAGCTTTCCAACGGATTCCTCATGCCTCTCATGGCATGGGAGAATCCCCAGTAATCAAGATGTTCAAATTCAATCATGGCTATTCCTTTCCTGTGCTACCGAATCCGCCAGTCCGTTCAGCCACTGTCATATCACCGTCTACCTTGCCATATTGGATAAATGCCCCTTGAGCCAATCGCTGACCTGCCTCGTAATAGAATGTCTCGTTACCATCATTCTTTAGTGGTAGGAATATATGACCCTCATTATCAGGATTATCAAAATAATCCGCATCAATAATGCTGACGCCAGTGGTCAATCGAACGGAGTATTTTATCCCAATAGAACTGCGTAATTGGACCTGTAAGAAAGTTTCTTGCCTCATTCGACACTTTATACCAGTCGGCACTAAAACAATCGCTCCAGGCTCAATTTTGCCGTTTTTATAGGCACATATGTCATAACATGCACTGCCTTTTGTTTTTCTTTCAGGAATTACCGCGTCAGGATACCCTGTTACTCTTGCAAAGTATTGTTCCATGTCTATCACCCCTCTACTCTATCGATTGATAGATACAAATATGTATTCTTACATTCTTCTTTGAATTCCGCTTTAGCCATTTCTATAGCCTCGTCCAAAGTACAATCCTCATAGTCATAATCCGTACTGCCTGAATAATGTACTGTAACCGTTACACTTGGCAGCCGTGTTGCACTTTCATGATAAGCCTGTTCCAGGTCATTCATTTTGTCCTCTGTTAGCATTTGCTTTCTCCCTTTCCTTCCTTTCATGCCAATAACGCCTATCTCGTTCTTTTCTGCATTCGTAAGAGCATATCTTTTGTGCTTTATGGGTTGCTACGAATTCTTGACCGCATATAGTACAGGTATGTATCTCATAGCCACTTCCAACAGGTTTCTTTTTGCTCTCTTTCTTTTTGGATTCCACCAGTTTCCGCATTTCCCATTCGCTATGGTGTCTATACTTAACTGGTGGCTCTCCGTTCTTTTGTCTGTTAACGCATGCCTGGCAAATAAAATCGTTTTCGCTATGGTCAGGATTAAATTGCGTGTTACAAACACGGCATTTTCTATTCACTTAATCGACCCCTATTCAGGTATTTCTTTCAAAAGCCCATTACATAGCAACGCAATCCTCTTTCTACCCTCATTGGTATTGGCAATCACTGCTTTTTCTCTTGCCTCTTGCATCAGTGGAACATTGGCAACTGCCTCACGGATTAAAGTCCGCTCATTGGCTCGTTTTACATTCTGCTCATAGGCTTTCATAAAATGCGCTCGGCTCGCCATGATATTCTCGTCATAACAAATATCTCTCCACATTGGCTTAGCCGTTTCCAAGACAATTCCATCAAGATATTCCAAACCTCTTTCATAGCCACCCAATCTAACCGCTTTCATAACAACCCCCCAAGCATCAGATATACCCTCTTGCTCTTTGTCATTAACATAAGCAGATACATTGCCAGCCAGTCGGCGGAGTGTAGCAACACTTGGCAAGTAGTCGCAAGTATTAATCGCATTCTTAACTGCCACCGCCAATGTCATAGGATTAATGTCAGCCAACATTTCAACATAGAGTTTCATCTTTTTATCGTCCATGTGTTGACTAAAAGCGGTCTGTAACAGTGCCAAAGCTTTTGCCGTATCCGTCTTTGCCATCTTGTTCCTCTCTTTCCTGGTAATACTCAATTACATTCTTAGCCACATCAATAGCTTTATCTGTTTGTGTTTTGTGTTCCACTAAATCTTGATTTAGGTAGCTTTCAAACTTTGTTCCGAATAAGGTTTGTGGTCTAAGGTACTGTTTCATTCGTTCGTCCTTACCCCATTCGATGACTTTCTTGTCAATAACTGCCTTAAAATCATCTACAGTGAACCCCTCTTTGATTCTTGCATTGATAGCTCTAGTAGTATTGGCAATGCTTTTCCTAAAATGTTTGCCTGTTTTTTGATTAAGATAGTCGATAATTTCAGAAACTACCGTCGAACTTTTGTCAGAAAGTCGACAATTCTTATTATCTATCTCTAACTCTTTCTCTAACTCTTTCTCTATCTCTCCGTTACACAAATGTTTCACCTGTGTTACACAAGTGTTACAATGTAACATTTTTTGCTTCTCTCTATGCTTGCGAACCCTACTGGCTACTGCGGTTTCAGTGCCTGTATTGTCTTTTGCATCAGGTAGGCTATATTCTGTATCAGAAACGCATTCCAATAACCCAACTTTTAGAAGATATTGGACTGTAATTTTTACATTTTCCACATCTTCATCAATATCAAGAGCTAGCTCTGAAACAAAGTCATCTTCCAGGTTGTCGAAGAATAACGCCCCCTCACTCATGATCGATTTTAAGAGCATTTTTAGATAGATAATTGTATAGGTATCTCCACCTGCTATCTTTCGTAACCGCTTAATGTCTTTTCTTTGGAAAAAGTCTCGATGTAACTTTAACCAAAAGTACCGTTTAGGTTCTGCCATTTTCTTAACTCCGACTATCCAACAGATTAATCAATGAAAGAATGTTTTTCCTTTTTTCATTTCCTCATCGTCATTCTTTCCATTCCAACCAAATGGCTCTTGCAGTTCAAGCATTTCCTGTTTTCGGTCTTCGGCTTCGTACTCAATCAAAGCATCAACAAACGCAAGCATTTCTACGATTTCAATCTTGCGATATTCGCATTCATGCTTTTTATACGCTTCTGCTTTTTCATCATTAATGGTTGCATTAACTAGTTTTAAACGGCTATCTAAATATGCTTTAATTACTTTGTTTTCAATTATCACTTTAATTTTCATTTATAATCTCCTTCAATCTACTCCTAATTAACTTCGCATATGGCCCATGTGCGGCGGCATGACACCTTCTACATAGGCACGCAAGGTTGCTAAGCTCACTCGTACCAAGTTGTGATCTGAATACAATGTGGTGTACATCGGTAGCACGGCTACCGCATATCACACACATATATCCATCTCTCCTGGCTGCTCGAATTTTATTTTTACGAAACAATTCATCGTCAATGCGTTTTCTTTTATTCATTCGGTAACCACTCATTCAACAGACTGTTTATCTCATCTTGAGGTTTCGTCTCGATTCCTAACTGATGACATTCATCAACCAGGCAGTCGATTAACCGAGCCATTTCCTTTGAATTGTAGGAAGAACTGCCGTGAAATATCTGAATGGTATGGCCATCGAAGTTCTTGCATGGGCCACAATCAATTGCTACCCAACCCAATCCTTTGGCTTGCCAATTTTTAATAAATTCCTCTGTATGCTCTGTTTGTACGGCGACATACTGGAATGCCTGGCAATCGACAATTGCTTTCTTATACACCTCATTTCGTGATGTATATAAGCCGTTTTTACTCAACTCTTCTGCAATCTTTTGCATCAGAACCCAAGCATATCCATTGGCGTTTAAGGATCGTTTCCCTCGTTTCTGTTTAACAGAAATAGTGTAGGTAACGCCTTTCTTCACTTCAAAGTTAGAGCCTCGTGGGAAAGGCATCAGTAGTCCGATGCCATCCACAATGGTGATGTTGTCCGTATCGAATTGACTCATTGGGCAACCAACCAGGATTTTAATTGTTGCAACTGTTGCATATCTAATAGCTTGGCACTGTTTTTGTTAAAGGTTGCACGAATGAAATTACTTACATTCTTGTTTTCAATATTTTTAGCCTGTGCCAGTTCTTGGATTTCAGCCAACAATTCTTTTGTTACATTTGTTTCTGCAATGCTATCGCCGTCATCGTCATCATCCCATGCGATTCCAAGCACTGAACTTAATGAATACCGCCGTGCATATGTCAATGCACTGCCTGCCGCCTGGGCATCTTTTTTTGTTAGTAGAACTTTGAATGGTTCGCTTTCGATAAACTGACCACTGGAATGCATCAACAGTGTAGTAACAGTTACGGCGGTCTCATCGCTAGTAGGTAACTGCATTACAGAAAGTCCATGTTTTGCCAACACTGGGCGAACAGTC